ATGAATTTGGACCTTTGGAAATCGAAGATGCCAAGAAACTCGCAAAGCATCTTGGATTCTCCAAAAAAGAAATAGAAGAAAACATTACAAAAAATATGGTAATTGCGGAGATTTATAATCTAACAAAGAAAACCGAAATGGGAGAAACTAAAAAAGAAGAAAAAAGAATAGGGTTTGGTATCTAATATGAATTTCGATACTCTTGTTAGTTTAGAAAATAGTTTTTCTGATATTATTTTTTTAGAAAAAAATCATAAGTACACTATAGCTGGAGAACCTGCTAAAATGTCAGTTTCTCAATTAATTAAAAATTATGAGAAACCATTTGATTCTCAAAAAGCCGCATCATTTGTTGCTCAAAGAGATGGTTTTACTGTTGAAGAAATATTAAATCAATGGGAATTTGCAAAAGATTATTCTTGTCATAAAGGATCGGAATTTCACAAATACGTTGAAAATTTCTTCAATAGAAGACAAATAAGTTTAGATAGAGATTCTATAAATCTTTTCTTTGATAAAAGAAAACAATTTAAATATGATAATTCAGTAGATCTATATTATAAAGAAATTGCACATCTGATTAGAAATTTTATAAATTTTTATAATTGGTGGAAACGAGAACATATTCTAATAAAACCAGAATTTGTTGTTGGTGATGAAGAATCTGGTATATGCGGATCAATAGATAATCTTTCTTATAATTTCAAAACTAAAGAATTGGTTATTTTTGATTATAAAACAAACAAAGAAATAAAACGAAAAAACCCAAGAAAAGAAAAACTATTAGGTGTTTTATCACATTTAGATCAATGTGAATATACAAAATATAGTTTACAATTGTCCTTATACTCTACCATCATAGAAAAGGTAACATCTTTTAAAGTACCAAAATCTTATATTGTTTGGATGTCCGGTAAAGACAATTATGAATTAATTAAATGTTTAGATCTAAAAAAAGAATCTAATTTAATACTCGATATGTATAAGTAGTGTATATGAAATCAAAAGACCAAATCCTGTTAGAAGAAGCATATTCGAATATTGTAAAAGAAAATAAAATAAATGTTTTAGGTGGAAAAGTAACTCTTGGTGGAGATGTTGTTCCAGCTGAAAATTCTATAAAATCATCAAATGGTGAATATTCTGATGGTGAAAAATCAGACGAAGAACTTTTGAAAGATATTGCAGCAATAGAAAGTTTGCCAAGAATTGGTTGGTCCACTAGTATATTTTTAAAAGGATTAAAAGACGAAGCAAAACGTAGAGGATTGTTAAAAAACAATATAACCCCAAGTAATACAACATCTGATATGACATACGCCAAAAAAGGAGGATACGTTGAATCTTTTGTACATGGTATTCAACCAATCAGTGAAGCTAAAAAGAAAGTAAATCCTTGGGCAATTGAAAAATCTATCGAAAAGAAAACTGGTAAAAAGTTTGGAAAAAAACATAAAGAAGAAATAATCAAAGGGATTAAAAAATCAGCAAAAAAATCTGGTAAAGAAATTACTTCCGATAAAGTTAAACCAAAAAAGAAATAATTTTTATAGATTTGTAATATAACTAGTGTAAATATTCATACAAACATTATGGACCCAATAACAAAAGCATACTTAACAATGTTAGAAGAATCAGATAAATCTTCTGGTATAGTAGGATCAACAAAATCTCAGGTTGGTAAAATCTTTGGAGATGAAACATCATTACCAGATTCTGATTGCACTACCGATAATGTAGATTTAGAAACTCCAGAAGAAGCTCCAGCAGAATTGACATCAAAAGGTGCTACCGGAGAACCAAAGCCTATGAAAAAAACTAAAAATGAATCATTAAATCCATTTGATGCTCTTTATAATAGAGTTTTAAATGAAGAAGGAGAATTTAATTTCTCCACAGAAGAAGACAACTCACTCGAACCTTCTGATGAAGGTGGCGAAGAAGAATCAGAATTCGAAATGGGTGAAGAATCCGATGAGTCTGAAGAGTCTGATGAAGTTACACTCACAATTGACAGAGAAACCGCACAAAAACTAGTTGATATTTTAACATCAGTTTTAGGTGAAGGTGAAGAAGAGGAACAAACCGAAGACGAAATGTTTGATGATTCCGATTCTGAATCCGAAGTTGAAGACTTAGAATCCTCCGATGAAGACGAAGATCCTTTCAAAGAATCTGTTGATGCAGAAGAATTGGGACATGCTTTATTAAAAGATTTGGATAAAGGACATTTAACTGGTAAAAAAACCAAAGAAGTCAAAGGTGCTGTTCCAGTTTCAAAGAAATCTGCACAATCCTCAACCATTAAAGGTGCGGATGGAAAAATCGAAAAACACTCAACCGAAGGTGCAATTTCAAAATTGACCGGAAAAAACAATAATGTTGGTGGTGTTAAAGTCGGAAAAGGACTATTCGATCAATAATATTAAAAATAAATTAACTAAAAAAAGCCCTGCTTAATATAAAAGCAGGGCTTTTTTATTATAAGTATATAAAATGAACTTTAAAACTTTTTTTGAAAACAGTAATATAGCAAATATTAAATTGGCATCAAATCCTAGACATAGAAGGGATACTGGTATAACAAATCAAAAAACAAATATTGTTGCTCGATACCATTCGCCTCACAATGATTATAAAAATTCAAGTATGGTTCGTGCCAATTATAATTCGGGTTTTAAAAAGTTATCAAATATTGAATTACAAAAAATAATAAGTGATTATGGACTTAATTTAGATAAAAGAGATAAAACAAAACCTTTTGAAATAGCATTAAAACAAAAAAATGAAGAAACCGGAATTGGTAGATTTTTGATTTTTGATCCACAAAAAGGTTATTCCATTCAAATGAAAAAAGCTATATAATATGGAAAAATTGAGATATTTAAACAAAGGAATAAATGCAAACGAGAGAAATAATTTTTCTCGTTGGTGGAAAGAGCAAATTGAAATAAATGGTCAAGAAATTGAATATTATTACAATAATGCACAAATATCGGAAATGAATCCTATATACGGAGAACAACCTGATACTACATTTCAAACACCAAAACCAATGGTTGTTCTTTTGAATCTTAATAATGATTCATATCTTCTTTCAAAATTTGGTATAGTTGCAGATAGTGATATGAATGGTGTTATTCATCCAGAACATTTCACATACAATTTTGGGGTATCATCAGAACCAAAAGCAGGAGACTTAATAAAAATGTCCGAGTTTGGTTCTGATCGTTTAAATTTTCCAAAAAGAGGTCCAACTGTTTATGAAATAACAGAAGTAATTGATGAGTTTCAATTAAATGCAATAGCAGGACACTATGTTTGGTTCTTTAAAGCAAAAAGAAATGATTATAGTCACGAAACTGGAAGCGCAGGTTCTGGTGATGGTAATATACCAAATAATGATAATGATATAATAGAGCAAGCATCAAAGAAGAATTTCGATTACTTGATAGAAAATCCTTGTAGCGACACTTCGATATACGGGGATTACTAATATATAGTATATTCCTTTTTAGGTTCCGGTAAAATTTCTAAATATTCTTTAGGAGCATCTTCATTATAACAAACATCTATTTTATAGATTTGTTTTAATACATTCTTCAAAATATTATTTTCGGTAGAATCCATATATTTGTGAATTGCTATTGGTTTTAATTCTACCTTATCGAAAGGGATGTTTTTTTCTTCTGCTTTATCCGCTATTGTATTAACAGCTTCGTATAATGCTATCCATCTAGCTAATTCTGATGCTTCTTTATGAACATTTTCCCACCAATTTAATGATTTATTTTTCATTTTAAATATCTTCTAATTGTACTCCGGTAACTTTAGGAATGTTTACTGATTCTGTAATTCTAGCAACCAAAAATTGAATTGTCACCATGTTTTTCTTTTCGCAATGATTACATTTAAATTCTACTCTAGAATTATCTTCTGGTAAAAATGTCATAATATTTGATTTGTTGCAATATGCACAATCTAAAATAGTAGAAAGATTTTCTAGTTTTTCTAATTCTTTTTGTTTTGTTTTTTCAACAAAAAAAGAGTTTATAATCTTTGATACAGCAAAAAATATAACATATTGGATACATAAGAGTATATAAAAAATCCCATAAAAACTATATCCAAATAAATAACCACCATATGCACCTAGCATTGATATACCAATTACGGTAAGTGTGGATTTTAATACATTTTTAATATATAAATTTTTTTTAAACATTATTAAATGATATAATAATTTTTAAAAACTGTCAACAATTATAATTTTTGAGGTTGCGTGTTAGTATTATTTTGTTGTGAATTAACAGGCATAATAGATGGAATATATGGTGATTGTGATGGTTCCATCGGAATTTGTGGTTGTGTTTCCGATGACATATTAACAATTTTTGGTAAATGCATTCCAACTTTTTCAATAGACTTTGATATTTTTATTAGATATTTAAAAACTTTAAGTAATTCGTCTTTTTGTTTCGAGGATAAAGATTTATTACTGGTTTGACACTGACTTATTTTTTTAGCCGCTTCTAATATAAAAATTAAACCATCTGCAAGGTCGCTGTTTATGTTCTCCATTGGCCAAGGAAAGGTTTCTGGTTTTTGTGGTTCAGCTGTGGTTGTTTGTGCCGTACCGGGGAAATTATTCTGATAAGGATAATTCTTTCCATCCTTTTGAGAAAATAATGGCCCCTGATCCTTCCTCGGAGCCATACTACTAGCTTGATACTGTTTGGGCGACCAAATACTACCAACGTCTTCGTTTAATATTTTCTTCAAATCTATCATTATTCCGGTTTCCCAACTTTAACCAAATTTGAACATCTGGGACACACCCATCTAATTTGATTTGCTACCAATTTACCATGCACGGTTGCACCGCAAAATGTACATCCGATTGGAATATTAGATAGTGTTTTATGTTCTGGTTTATTGTTATTCATAGTTATATTTACTTTCCTTCAGAGGGTTTCCAGCAATCTTTATCTTGTTTTTGCTGATCGTTTGTTTGTAATTCTTTAAATTTTTGTGTGATATATTTACACAATTCAGAACGAACAATATCTTCTTCGGTTAATTCCATACAAAAAATACCATGTTCTCTTCCCTCTTCATTGTTAAAAAGGTCATATACTTTATTAAATCCAGATTTACCAGCAGGTAAATCACTTTGTTCCGGATCACCACATAAGAAAACTTTGGAAAATTCTCCGATACGGCTCATAATTGTGTGAATCTCTCTCTTCGAGAAGTTTTGAATCTCATCTGCGCAAACAAATTTTGCTGAAAAATGTAAACCTCTTGCAAAGTTAATAGGACAAATTGTAATTCTATTGTCTTTTTGAAGTCTATCAACTTGAGATTTATTTAAAAGTTCGGAAAATTTATCATGAAAAGGAGTCAAATAGACATTGAACTTTTCCATGATGTCACCGGGTAAAAACCCCAATTTTGAATCCGATGATTCTACAGCTGATCTAACTAAAACCAAATCAGATACTCTCTTTTTGTTTAAAAGAGTTAATCCACAATACATTGCTAAAGTTGTGTTATGGGTAACTATATGATTATCCGTAACATAAAGATGTTTTGGGTGATCTACTAAAATACATTGACATTCTTTTTTGCCTATTAATTCGACGGAAGTTATATATCTAACTGGTTTATATTTTGATTTAGGTATAACCTTTTTCGATTTTCTTTCTATATAAAACGGATTTATATTTGATGGTAATGATATATGATTACAGTATGAATCTAATCCTTGTTTTTTTATTCCATTATATGTAAAATAATTTTTATTTTTAATTGTTTTTACTATTCCACCCAAAGAATTTACAAGTTCTGTAAAATCATTTTTTAATTTTTCAGATGTAGTTGTAAAAACACAAGAAAACCCTTTGCTAGAAACATGTCCATCAGTGTCCATCAATCCTCTAAGTAATTCAATTCTAGATTCTATATCAGAATATAAATATTCTTTTGGTATAAATTTTTCTTCGGCCAATTTTCCAAATAAATTTAATTCCTTTACAGTATTAAGAACTAAATTATTGCGATCTTTTCCTGTAATTCTATAATCGAATTTGTTTATATGAGTTATATTATGCTCACTTGGTAGAATTTTTTTAATTTTATTTATTATTTCGTCATCATTTGATGAAAACTTTACGCCATGGGTCAATCCACCATCTCCTAATAAAGCTCCCATCAAATATGGATGAATAATATGTGATTTTTTTATAAATTGTATGGGTTCTACGATTGGTATACTGTAATTTTTTTTACCACCTTTTGATATTAAATTATTTTTAATTTGATTGAGGGGTAATACTACTCCTTCGTGATATGCTTTAATTTTTTTACCATTTTGTTTTTTTCTATAATTTCTATGATGCACGGTTTTTACAGACCATAAGTGATCATCACAACATTCTGTATATGATCCATCCGAAAACGATACTTTATAAACATCTTTAACTCCTTGTTTGTGTATGGATAAAACTTTTATAGGAGTTCCTTCAGATGAAAATACTTCATCGTCTACTCTCAATTCTCCCATACGAATCCATCCGTTTGGAGTTAATATTTTAGAATCTAATGGCTGTGCTTTACTTGTCCCCGCCGGGCCTTTTAACAAAAGTACTTTTGTTTTTTTATCTAAAAATGTATTTATTATTTCCTTTTGTTTATCTGTCCAAGGTAAATCTTTGATTTGTAATTCATAACCTATTTTTTCTTTTTGAAAAACATAAGGTGAATTATCTTCGTTCTGAACAGCAATCGTTTCGGCTGTTCCTCTCCCTTTAACGGGGCGTTTTTTACTCATAAATTATACTTTATAGGTTGTGGATTTTGTAGTAGATATCGGGGATGTCGTTGGTGATGTTTTTATATTTGTAGTAGATTTAATTACTGATGAATTTTCTTCTTCGTTTTCATCTTTTGTTTGTTCTTCATCATTCGGAAAAATTTTACTTAAAACTTCTAATTCTTCTGGTGTAATTTGTTTATTATTTAAAATTTTATCCTGAATACTATTTGCTAGTTCTAATAATTTTGGATCTTTTTTAGATGAAGCATCCGACATTCCTTCAACAGCAGCAGCAACCACGGTTTGTTGTGGTGGTGGAGCTTTTGTTATTTCTTTTTTTAAATTATCTATTTTTTGTATAATATTATTTTCATTTAAATATTTTTCCAAAATTGAATCGAACATATTCATAATATTATTTATTACCAATTTTTACAACTCAAATATTTTGCCGTACCCGGTTTTGCGGATGAACACTTATGCCTTGCTCTAAATGACTTTTTACGTTTCGTATTTCCACTTTTTCCAGTAACCTTTACTCCTTTTTGACCAAAATGAACTCTTTTGTATCCCTTTCCGTTTGGATTTTTAACACATTGCATCCATTTTTTCCCCTTTGCAGTGGATGATGCTTTTTTAGTGGGTCCGGTGCATCTTGCGGCTTCTTCCAATATAGAAGATACATATAAATCAAACTTTTTCATAATATTATTTAGTGTATAAGTTGACAAAAACAAATATTTCAAATTGGTAAAAAAAAAAGATAAATAGTTGTATACAATTATGGCAGCAAGAACTATATCATCACCCGGCGTACAAATTAACGAAGTAGATTTAAGTGCAATCGTAAGACCAAGTGGAGAAACTAATGTTTTTATAACAGGTTTTGCCCCACAAGGACCAACCGATGAGGTTATTAATATCACTAGTCTTTCTGAGTTTGAATCTGTTTATGGATTACCTACTAATGCAGCAGAAAGATATTTGTATCATTCTGCAAAACAAATTTTAACAACCTCTCCTGCTAATTTATTAGTAACCAGAATGCCGTATGGTTCTAATATGGGAGATGGATTTGCAAACAAATACAGTGCATTGGTTTTTCCTATTTCTTCCAATGGTTCTAATGGATATGAAACAGCAACTTCTTATGAAATATTGCCTCCAACATCTATTCTTTTAACAGATGAAGAATATCAACAATTAGTAACAAACGATGTTGCTTGGCTTAGTTCATATAGAAATTTACCAATAACCGGATTTAGTGGTATTGGTTATGGTGGAATAATAGTTTTAAACGAAGCTAAAACGTCCATAAATAATATTTATGATGGATATTATGTAGGTTTTTCGGATAATAGTAATAATAACCCTCATACTAATTTTGAGTCTGTTACTGGTATGAAAGCATATTCTGGAATTGTTTCGGAATCAACACAAACCATGGTAACTGTACCAAATTCCAGATTAAATTTTGCTTTAAGTGGTCCTGCAAATTCATTAATATCTAATAGTATATCCGAAATTATGGAAAATTATCCAACTGGATATGATTTCGCATCTACTGCATTTAATGATTATTTAACAACTATGTTGTTTAAAATCAGACCTTCTATTTATAAACAAGATACCGTCTCGCTTGATTATGTTGTAAGTGAAGGTTATACTGGTTCGCTATATTCATTAAGACAATTGAATAATCCAAATGGTGGTACACCAAATTCTTCATTTTTAGATAATGTTGTTAATACAAAATCTAATAATATCAGAATTATAACAAATCCTTATATATCATCTACTGGTAATTGGATAGATTCAACAGGAACTCCTACTAAAAAAGTAAGAGTTAATAATGCATGTAAAAATTTATACGGTGTTGGTGTATACGTTTCCGATACCGATAAAAATTCTAAAGTGGTTGACAATATTCCAAACAAATTAGAAAGAGTTTTAAGATGTTTGGAGAATGATGATCTAATAAAATTGGATGTTGTAGCAGAAGCAGGTTTAGGAACAATTTGGGCTAGTGCTAAAACTAGAAAATTAGATCCTCAATATTCTTCGGAACCTATAATTTTTGATGATTTATACAATGTAGATTTAACAAATGGTACTCCAAACACTGGTTTATTGGATACTACTGGTACAAGCCCATCTTGTACAGCAAGAGATCAATATCTAGCAGTCGTAAATCAATTTTATACTTTCGCAGATCAAACCAGAAAAGACCATGTTTTTATATCTGATCCTTTAAGAAATATATTTGTTCAAGGTTCTAATACCAAAACATCAAAGGGTAAATCTTTTGTCTTTTCTAAAGATATATATTGGGCATTGAAAAATCTATATGGTGGAATAGAGTCTAGTTATGTTGCAACATATGGCAACTGGATAAAAACTAATGACAGTAATTCTGATACATTATGCTGGATGCCAGCATCTGGTTATGTAGCATCTGTATTTGCTACATCTTCTCAAGTAGCTTATCCTTGGTCTGCACCAGCAGGTTTCAACAGAGGTAAATTAACAAATGTTATTGATTTGGCAATAAATCCAACACAAAAACAAAGAGATTTATTATATAAAATCAATATCAATCCGATAGCATTCTTCCAAAACGATGGAAATGTTATCTTTGGACAAAAGACATTGTATCGTAAGCCTTCCGCATTCGATAGAATTAATGTTCGCAGACTATTCTTAACATTGGAAAAGACAACACAAGAACTTTTAAAAATGTTTGTATTCGAACCTAATTCATTTACAACCAGAAGTAGAGTCGTTGGATCATTAACTCCTCTTTTCGATGAAGCTAGATTAAATGATGGTTTATACGATTATACGATTGTTTGTGACGAAAGGAACAATCCTCCATCAACTATCGATAATAATGAAATGAGAGTTTCTATATATATTCAACCAGTTAGAACTGCTGAATTTATATTGGCAGATTTCATTGCTACTAGAACAGGAGTAAATTTCGAAGAATTAGTTTCCTAAGATAAATATTTAAAATTATGAATATACCAGAATATACTAAAAGAGGTTCAAAATATTTGGACAAATATGGAATAGAAAATTTTTATAGTGCAGCTTCTAAAAACGATTTTGCAAGAACAAATTTATTTAGAATTACAAAATTGGGTGGAGACAGATTTGAAACAGATGAATTGTTGTATGTAGAGTCCACAACGCTACCCGGTAGGTCGATTACCAACATTCAGGTTCCATTTATGGGATTGGTATTCAACGTACCCGGTACGACAACCTACAACAACAGCGGTGCTTTCAACTTAACATTTAGAATTCCTAAAGGTTTATCAGTAAGAAGAAAATTTGAACAGTGGTCTAGACAAATATTCAACGATATTGATAGTTCTGGTGACTATGACATTCCAAATAACGGTTCTGCCAACCAAATGACGATGGTTTTACTAGATAAAGGTGGTCAGGCTCTAAGAGAATATACATTTTATGGTGTATATTGTCAAAATATTGGAGACGTTAATCTTGATATCACAACTGCTGGTGAAATAATGAAACAGCAAGTAACTCTAGCATATCAATATTGGAGATTGTCCCCAGTTTCCAATTAATAATAAAGATAGAGGCATAAATATAGTATATGCCTCTATCATATTTTAATCAAGAAAACAGTCCATATTCTTATTATTTAAGTTTATTAGGAAAATGGTCAACTAATATAGCATTAGCTAGTCAATGGTTTGTATATTTTGATTTTAGTTCGGTAAATGCTTTAAATAGCACAATATCATACGAACTTAGGAATAGAGAATCTAGTTTTGGTAGAAACGGATGGTCTATTTCAGACTCAACAGTAGGTCATTTATTAGATGGTGGTTTGCAATACGCTGATCAAACATTAACCGGATGTGTTTTTGCTAAACAAGTAACTTTACCATCAGAAAAAATAGATGCTGGTAATAATGGATTGGATTATGGTGGTTTTCAAGCACCAGCAACCGCATCAAATAGACAAAAATATAACACTTTTAATGTTACATTTTTAGAAACCAATGCCTCCTTTTTAGATTTAGTAATAAGACCATGGGTTATTTTGGTGGGATATAACGGTTTGGTTGCAAGAGCGGTAGATTCTCCCAAATCGGTTAAATGCAGGTTTGCTGATGTTGTAATGTTGGCAAAATCTGGATCAAAAAGACCAATGTTAATAAGAAAATTGTATAGATTCTATAATCTCGCACCAATATCTATAGACAGTGAAGAATATTCTTATGCACAAGATGGTTTAAAATACAGTAATGTTACTTTTGCATATGATGGTTACTTTGTTCAAGAGGTTGATACCAGAAGAATGATTGTTACTGATAATTCTATATTTAAAAATTTTGTAGGACTAGAAAAAAATAAAAACATTAGAAGAAATGAATATGGAGAAGTAGATTTTATTATTTAAAATTTGCATTTTTTCATTATTGGTTAATTATATTCATGTCTAATATGTTTTTATATAGAGCAGATTTTCCTTTTTCAGACAAAATTTTAAGCTTTAAAGAACTCGATACTATAAATCAATTAAATATACAAAAAATAAATATATACTATCCTCAAAGTCCTGATTTTTATTTGGATTATCATGAAAATTTTATAAAAATTATACAAGAATGTGTAGAAAACAAAGAAGTTTTTAATAATTTAAATATAATTGAATATGTTTTGTTTTGTTTAAAATTAAGAATCATTAGCATTGGTAATGATATAGAATTTAATATTAAATCCGATAGAGAAGATGTTCAAAACATGAAAATCAAAATAAATTTATCGGAATTAATGGAAAATTTATTAAATCTATCTATAGACGCATTAGAAAATTGTTATGTTTATGATGAAAAAAGAGATATGCTAATAACAATAGGTTATCCAGAAATATCTTCGGTTAAATTTTTCTACGAAAATATGATAAGTGATAAAGAAATTGGACAAAAAGTTTTAGATTCTTTACCATATTTTATAAAAAATATAAAAATAAAAAACGAAGTAATAAATTTTGATGGTTATTCATATGAACAAAAATTAAAAGCATATGAATCATTTCCGGTGTCTTTAAAAGACAAAACCGAGAAAATAATAATAGATTGCATTACTAAAATTGGTTCAAATGACATATTTAATATCGAAATGTTTAAAGATCAAAAAATAAACTTCTATAATTTGTTTTTTATTGATCTTTTAAGGGTACTTTTTTCACAAAATGCAAAAAATATATATGAAGAAATTTATATTTTATCAAATTTTCATGTTAATTCTGATTATGTTATGAAATTATCACCATCAGAAAGAAGTATTTACATATCATTTATCAAACAACAGCAAAAAAGTAAGCAAGATAATACCGATGTGATAGAAAATGACATGGAAAACATAAAAAATGGAAGAAGTGTTGAAGATTTAGCTGTTGAATTTGGTGACATTCCCCCTAATTAGTGTATATGGAAGAAGATAATAATATTTTAAACTTTGAAGATGCTTTAAGAGCATTAGATAGTGTTTCACAGACATTCAATGTAAGTGTTTGGATACCATCTAAGAAAAAAGAATACACTTTTAAAGAAATTGATGCAAAACAACAGAAGAATATGCTCAGTTCCGCGATGAATTCTTCTATTTACAACACAAATTTTGTAAAAAACTTGTATAATATACTAAATTCTAATTTTTTAGACAAAGAAAATGTAAAAGAATTGAATGATTTTACTGTTTTTGATAAATTTGCTATTGCGATCTCATTAAAAGATAAAATTTCCGAAGAAACATCTGTTACATTCGATGAAAAGAACAATATTGTTAAAAAAATCAGTCTAAAACCAATAATTGAAAAGTTTAAGACATTTGAAACACCAAAAGATGAAATTTTAGAGGTTGATAATCAAAATTTTAGAATAAAATTAGAATTATCGGTCCCTACTATTGAAAAAGAGTTGCAATACGAAGAACAAATTCATAAAAAGGAAAAAAAGGTTGATGATATTAAGGATAATGACGAGATACAACGAATCGTATCAGAAGCATTCATAGGAGAAACCACAAAATACATCAAAAACATTTATATTAACGATAATAATCTAAATTTTGAGAATGTTGATTTCTTAAAAAAGATTAAATTGGTCGAAAAACTTCCAAGTGGGATTTTACAAAAAATATTGTCGGTTGTTTCAAAATGGAAAAGTGAAATTGATTCTGTTTTAACTATTTCCACGGTAGAAGAAGGTAAGACATATACAAAGATTTTAAATATTGATAGTGTACTATTTTTGAATTAAAAACATATATTAATCTAAGTATTAGTATATGACAAATACAGTTTCTATTGATGATGTATTATCAAAGTTCGTAGCTAATGAAGTAGATTCGACAGAAGTAATAAAATTATTATTAACTTCTGATGAAACTGG